TGGCTAGAGATGTTTAAGGGCGACGGGTTGAAGGAATGGCAAGGCGATGCAGTGGGCGTCTACGTGTCGATTAACGCGAACAACGGTAAGAACCGCAAAGCCGAATCGATTACCAAGTTTCGCCACTGCTTAATTGAGTTTGATGAAAGCACGCTGCAGGAGCAGTGGGCGATTATAAAGCGCAGCGGGTTGCCTACGTCGTCGATCATTAAGAGCGGTGCCAGAAGCCTGCATGCGTGGGTGGACGTGAGGGCGGCCAATGCCAAGGAGTTTGCCGAGCGTGTAGATTTTATTTACAAGCACTTGGAGCACTCAAAACCTGACTCTGCCAACAAGGACGCTGGCCGGTTGTCCAGATTGCCAGGGGCCATGCGTACCGCTACCGGCCAGCAGCAGGAGTTGGTCGAGTGTGGCGCACCGACGCTGACCTACATCGAATGGCAGGAGCGCACAATGTATGGGGATTTGCCTGAGCCGTACAAGTGGGAGGATCTGGTTAACTTTAAAGAGGATTGCGACCCGACGCAGTTGCTAGGCAAGCGGTGGATCTGTCGGGGTGGATCAGCGCTGTGGGTGGGTAGTAGCGGGCTGGGTAAGTCAGTGCTGTGCTTACAGGCTGCAATTACTTGGGCATGCGGTCGTGATCTGTTTGGCATATCGCCACACGGCAAGCCGCTCAAGTCGCTGATCGTGCAGGCCGAGAACGATGAGGGAGACGTGGCAGAGGCGCTACAGGGTATTCTCAAGGCGTTAGACTTAACGCCAGAGGAGTTGCAGATGGTTAAAGAAAACATAGTGATTGTGCGTGACTGCACGTCTACTGGTGAACGATTTGTGGATCGAATGCGCAGATTAGCAGAGAGGCATAAACCGCAATTAGCTTGGGTAGATCCGTTGCTGGCATTTATTGGTGGCGATTTATCGAGCCAAGAGACGGCCGGCGGATTCCTGCGCAACCTGCTAAACCCCTTGGCGCTAGCCGGTGGGTTTGCGTGGATGCTGATGCATCACACGCCTAAACCGACGCGGGACGGCAGCGGCTACCAAGGGCACGATAAGGCGTACAGCGGATTCGGATCGTCGGAGCTGACGAACTGGGCGCGGAGCGTATTAACCCTAGCTCCTTGCGGTCAGGATGAGGAGGGCACGTACACCTACAAGCTAGAGGTGACCAAACGCGGAAAGCGGTCTGGGTTGCGTCCTAACCGAACTGCGAGCGATTTCATAGCGTCTAACGTCCAGCCGTGTGTTCACCTAAAGCATTCGCAAGTAGGGCTGGCGTGGATCGAGTCAAGCGCGCCTGAAAAGACGGTAGGTCGTAAAGCCAGTGCGATTGATTGGGGCAAGCTACCCGAAGGGGCTAAATACAGCCAAGTGGTAGCCTATGTGCAGAAGGTGACAGGGCTGCAGGAACGGCAGGCTAAGTCTCGGATTAAGCAGGCTAAGGACGACGGATTTATTGAGGAATCTAGCGACGGTTTATTCAGCAAAAAGGTGACAAATGAACCCTTTTAAAGTTAGTGCAGTAACCCTTATTGCACTAGTGCAGTATTGGGGAGCATGTAGGTGCAGTAATAATAGGCCTATAGGCCTAATTATTGCACTAATGCAGACGGCTAAAACATTACTGCACCAAGCGTGGGAAAACGGAGTAGTAGTTTAATATGATAGATCAAGAAGTAATTGAACGGCTGCCATGCGGTACTACCCATGTCAGCAAGCGGATCGACGGCATAGTAGATCTAATCTGGGAAGCGTGCTCTGAGCTACGGATTACTGTCACGACTTCATCCGTAGCCCTAACGGCACAGGTCTTTAACTACCTTATAACAAAAGCGCCTGAGCATCCTGCAGTACAAAACATGACCGACACGTTAGAGCAAAGCGTGCTTTCAGTGGTGCTAAACAGGTCGACTGCATCTATGACGCAGCTAGCCAAGCAGCACAAGATAACTAAGCAGGCGTTCAGCAAAAGAGTCATGGGAGTTACCGATCGGCTGGGCTTACCAGTGCGATCACAGAAAAGCCAAAAGGCCCGTGAGGCATACGACTTACGAGCAAGGAAGCATCACGACAAGCGGCGTCGTGAAACGCCTAAATTTAACAGTGCCGCACTAATGAAAGGCATGAAATGCAAACATTAAAACAAGTAGTCAAAGAGTTAGCAAGCAAGCGTCAGCACACCTTAGAAGCGGTAGGCGAAGTCATAGGACTAGCAGCTAAGGCAGGCGTTATTATCGCAGAGGCCAGAGCATCCGGCCAAGACATAGCCAAGCTATTAGACACAGCTGGCCTTACTGACGAACAAGGCAAGCGACTAGAAAGAGTTGCTGCACACCAACACAAGCTAAGCACAGGCGAGCCTAGTGTAGTTAGACAGGTCATGCTCTGGGCAGAGATGCTGCCAGATCCTATAACGACTAGCGTACCAAGTGAGCGTAAGCCGTTCATGTGGCCGCTGATCAAGGTTAGCCAATGGTTCGCCAACAGAAGCAAACACCAAGCCTGGTCAAAAGAAACTAAGCAAGAGTTCATGCGATACGCTGAGCCGATCGCTATAAAGTACAGAGAGATTAAGGAGGCCGCTCTTGACTAGGCAGACACAAAATTCCTTGAGTGGAGCATGGCAAAATCTCTTGAGTAGAAATTTTAATCCGACACAAGGAGTCTCCTTGAGTAGAAACATCGCGGTGGAAACGACTGCCGTAAATTACTTGAGTATAGCCTCTAACAATTAGTGTATCATGGGCAGAGATCCTAACCACCGGGTGCGTGCGGCTATGAAGGCGACGGGCAAGTCGCGTGCTCAGACGTACCGCGACCTAGCGGCCGCCAAGCCTGCGACGACTGCTCCGCTAGTTAAAGCAAAAGGTGGGGGGCTAGACGTGGAGATCCAGAGACTTGAGGATCTAGCAGCGAGCCTAGGCGAATCGGCAAAGGACGATACGCGGGCGGATCGATCCGAGCTAATTAGTAACTACACAAAGCTGGTCGAGGCGTTGCGCAGAATGAAGGGCGACAGGCCAGACATCGATCAAGCAGAGGGCACGATGGTGCCGGTGGATGAGGCCGACAAGGTATTGGCGGCAAGGGATAACGCACTCATCCCGCTACTCAAAGGAATGGCCAAGCGGCTTGCTCCCATCTGCGCTAACAAGCCAGCGGCAGAGGTTGAGGCAGACGTGGAGAACGAGGTGGGCCAAATTATGCGGCAGGTCGAGGCCGCACTGTGACAAAGGCGCAGACCGAGCTACGACGCCGAGCACGACAGCGCTGGCACTACGAGAAGCCGCCAGGGGTGATTCAGTGGGCAGAGCGTAACATCCAGCTGGATAGCAGGCTGACGGCTCGGCCGGGTTTATATAACACAACGTGGACGCCATACGTGCGCGGCGTACTGGAAGCGCTGGCCGATCCTGGCGTTCACACAGTCACGCTTTGCTGGGGATCGCAAACAGGCAAGACGCTTACGCTGGCGGTATGGTTAGCCTACCGAATTGCGAACGACCCAGCGCCAGCGCTGCTGGTTATGCCTAACGCAGACTTGGCCCGCTCTTATAGCGAGACGCGACTAACTCCGATATTTGAAAAGTGCAGGCCGGTAAAGCAACTATTTCCGCAGGACATGGACGACCTGAAGATCCTTGAGATGCAGTTTGCGACAATGACGCTTTCTTTGGTGGGATCAAACAGCCCGGCCAATCTTTCCTCGCGCCCGATTTGCTTAGCCGTTTTGGATGAGCTGGATTCTTTTGCCGCGCCATCCGAAAAAGACGCAGCCGCTTACTCGCTAGCCTTAGAGCGCACCAAGGCTTTTCCCCAACGTAAGCACGTGCTGACAAGTACGCCGACACTGAACACCGGAGACATCTGGATAAACTATCAGGCGGGCAGCCAAGAAACTTACCACGTGCCGTGCCATTCCTGCGGTGACTTTAAGGCGATGGAGTTTGGCCAGATCCGCTGGGACGAAACGGCAAGAGCCGAGGACGGCAAGTGGGACATGAAGCGAGTGTCTGAAACAGCTGCCTACTACTGCCCGAAGTGCGACGCCAAGTGGACGGAAAGTCACCGGCGCAAGGCGATCGAGCAGGGCAAGTGGGTGGCGGCTAACAACAGCGCGGAAACGGGACGGCGCTCTTTCCGACTGCCCAGCTGGTACTCTCCGACGATTACCTTTGCGGATTGCGCAAAAAAGTTTCTTACAGAAAAGCATTATCTGCACGGGTTGCAGGGGTGGGTTAACGGATGGTCGGCCTTACCTTGGGAGGATCAATTTGATGACGACGATTTAACAAACATACCGCCGGGGGCGTTTGGCAAGAAGCAGCTCTGGGAAACCGATCACATTAAGTTAGCCGCAATCGATAGGCAGATCGACGAATTCTGGTTTGTCGTCAGAGCGTTTGCCAGGGATGGATCGAGCCGTTTGATTGAGGAAGGCAGACGCCGAACAATTGAGGATATCGCCCAATCCTTGCAAGAGCTTGGAGTAAAAAATATCCATACCTGCATCGACTCCGGCTACGAAACGCAAGACACCTACAGGATTGCGGCACGTTACGGTTGGGTAGCCATTAAGGGAGAGGAGCGGCAGTTTTTCTATATTGAAGGCGTGGGCGGTCGAATGAAAAGCGTGCACAGCTCCGACCAACCGACCGACGCAGGATGCCGCCTGCTCCTGTTAAGCTCTC